AGAAAGATTGTTCACTGCAGATGCTTTAATTATGGACGAATGGACAGGTAAATTCCTTGAACTTTATACTAAGGGACATAAAAAGGAAGAAATAATTATAAAATTAGATGGCGTTAAGAGAACCGATTGAATTTGACATTACAGATAAAACGATATCACCTGTACTTTGTGGTGGATTAGGAAATGTTTTATTTCAAATTGCGACAATATCTGTTTATGCTGAAGAGAATAATTTAAAACCATTGTTTGGTTATTGGACTACACACCAGTCTGAGAGTTCACGACATGATTCATTATTAAACAAAAGTACACGAAATGCGCATTTTGATGAGTGGGGTGGACATATCATGAAAAATCACCACTTACATTTGGGTAATGTTTATCCAAACATTCAGTGGTTTGAAAGTAGACCAAATGCGTTTCAGTGGTGGTTTGACCAAGATTTGGCATGGGGTATAGATACGGGGTCTTGTGGTGTTTATTATGACTTAAAACAAAAGATTAAACCTCCATATTTGATACAGGGTTATTTCTTTAATAGATTATACTGGCATCACCAAAGAGACCACCTATTAAAATTATTTCAGTTGGACCCAAACATTACCAATTACATTAATTACAACTATAATAAGTTATACGAAAAAAAGACAATATCAATTCATCTACGGGTTGCCAATGGAAGACAGGATGATTTTGGTTTTGTATTCAAAAAGATTGATTCAGAATGGTTACGTGGTATATTAAATGAACATTATGATAACCACAACCTGTTAATTTTTTCTGATGATTTGGTAGTTGCCAAAAAATACATGGAGCAATTTAACATACCAAAATCAAACGTTTATTATATAGATGAGGACCCTTTTATTTGTATTGATATGATGTCGAGGTGTGACATGCATGTCTTATCAAATTCAACTTTATCATTTTGGGGTGCCTACCTTGACAAAAAGCAAGAAAATCCATATACTTTTATTCACGAGTCATTCTTTGAGAGACATCCATATAGTATGATTCCGTATGAAAGTTGGAAAATAAGTTCTTAAAAACAAACAAACATGAAAACAATCAAAAGAGGTGATGAAATTAAAAGAGTAGATGATGCGACTGCTCATAACATGACACAGGTAGGTTGGGAATATTGTCCCAAACATGAATGGAAGGCGTTGAAACCGACCAAAAAACCTACCAAAGATTTGGAAACCGAAGATATTTCTGATAACTTATCGGATAAGAAAAAAAGAAAGCTACGTAAAGAAAATAAAAGGAAGAAATATGAAACAAAGTAAAGAAATCCAAAGGTTAGTCGAGGGCAAACTGCGTCGTCCTGTTCACATCAATTACATCGCTGGTTACATCTTTAAAACTTCAAAAGATGAGGCAAGAAACATTCTAAAATCGTATATCGACCAGGGTGTTGTGGTTGAAAGTAGACACGCTAAAGATTATTATGTGTTAAAGAGTCAAGAAGATAATGGAGAAAGAACTAGTTAATCACCCTGACCATTATGGTGGGGAGGAAAATCCTTATGAGGTGGTTAAGATTGCTGAAGCCACTGGTTTGGACCGTGACGCATACCTATTCAATGTATTAAAATATATTGTCAGAAGTGGTAAAAAAGATGACAACCCACCTTTACAAGATTTGAAAAAAGCGTTATGGTATTTGGACAGACGTATTAAAGTAATAGAACAAAATGGAGAGAAATAAGATTTATAGTGGTAATAGTATTAAGTTGATGTCAGAGATGGACGAGAAGTCCATTGACTTAATTGTTACCTCACCACCTTATGGTGTTGGAATTGATTATGACTGTTGGGATGACGACAAACATATTGCTGAGTATATGAATTTTACTCGTGAGTGGTTAAGGGAAGCGTATAGAGTTTTAAAAGATGATGGTCGTATCGCACTAAACATTCCTTATGAGATTAACCGACAAGAAAAGGGTGGAAGAATATATTTCTCTGCTGAGGTTTGGATGGTTATGAAAGAGATTGGTTTTGGATTCTTTGGTATTGTGGATTTGGAAGAGAGTTCACCACATAGAAGCAAGACCACAGCGTGGGGAAGTTGGATGAGTCCATCTGCACCATATATCTATAACCCGAAGGAGTGTGTAATTCTCGCTTACAAAAAGAAGCACAAGAAAGATGTGAAGGGAACACCTCAATGGGAAGGTGAATACCAAATGGTACCAAACGAAAAGATTGAAGGTGAGTTCAGAAAGAAGTTGGTATATGATGAGAAGGATAAGAAAGATTTCATATCATTAGTTTATGGTCAATGGAATTATTTTGCCGATACTCAACAAAAGACCAAAGCAACATTCTCATTGGATATTCCTTATCGAGCCATTAAGATTCTTTCATATAAAGAAGATGTGGTATTGGACCCATTCAACGGTTCAGGAACTACATGTTTGGCAGCCGAGATGTTGGGAAGACCGTGGATTGGATTGGATATTAGTGAAAACTATTGTGAGGTTGCAAGGGAAAGAATCAAAGAGTATAGAATAAACCAACAACAATTGGAGATAGTATTAGATGAGCATTCAAAAGATTAAATTTATTGAGAAAGAAATCATAATCATTACTGATAAAAAAGGTGATGACCATTGGTTTAAAAAGGAAGAACTTAAAGGACCTGAAAGAACTTGGTTTGATAACATAATCGCATGTTCAACATCATTAATTAATTATAACCCTCCAAAGTGAGGGTTTTTTATTGTTATGGATATTTATAAATAAAAGTTTTTATGCCTCGTTTAATAATATCAGAAGAAGAAAGAAAAAATATTTTTAGTCTTTACAATCTTTTAGAACAAGAAGAAGAAAAAGGTCCGTGTCCTGAAGGTAAAAAAGAAGATGAGTTAGTTACTTACGATGAGATAAAGAATGGTAAAGTAATAAAAAAGGGTTATTGTAATTCAAACCCTAACTCTGGTATTATTAAAGTTCAAAAAATGTTAAAAAGGTTAGGTCACCTCAAGTGGGATGGATTATTAGGGTATTACGGTAATAAAACTGCAGAAGCTTTAAGTGATTTTTTTAAGAACCAAGCGTGTTCTCGTGATACCGATGGTTCCGCATTAGGACCTCAAACTATTACATTATTAGAAGACCCAAATAGATATAATCGTTATTATTCTAATGAAGATATAATTGCTGCTACATTATGGGGTGAGGCTAGAGGTGAAGGGATTAAGGGCCAAAAAGCGGTTTATTCTATATTGAAAAATAGGGCACTTAGAAATAGTGATTCAAAACTAACATTAAAAGCTAAAATCGCTGGCGAAGCATTAAGACCACAACAATTCTCATATTGGAATAATAAAGGGTTTAGTAGTAATCCTAGATGTAGTAATGGTAATTTAGGTGTGGACCCTGAAAGTTTGGATAGTTATAGAGATATTGTTAATAATGATTTAACAATCAATATAGGTGGTGCGACACATTATGTTAATAAAAAACATGCTACTGACTCAAATAAATGGTGGGAAAACGAAGATAAATTTAAACTAGTGAAGACAATAGGTAATCACGAATTTTATAAAGAAATATAAAATGAAAAAAATAATTAAAGAATCAGGTTTAAGGAATATTAAAGCGTTAGCTGAAAGATATCCAAAAGCCAAAATATACTTCCATCAGGATTTGGATGGGGTTACAACTGCTTTGGCTATGAAGAATTATTTGGAAGATAACGGAATCAAAGTAGTTGATTCTGAAATCATTCAATATGGTGATAAAGAATTTGCAGTAAAGAAAGAAGATGCAAAGGGTGATACAATGCCAGTATTGGTAGACTTTGCTCACGGTAAGCCGATGTTTGTGGTCCACACAGACCACCACGACAGTCAGACAGGTGTTGAAGGTGATACCTCAACATCGTTTAGACCATCTCGTTCAAATGTGGCGACATTGTCTCAAATTATGTCACCAAAGGAAATATTCCCATCTGAAGATGTAACACTTATTTCAACTGTTGACTCTGCAGACTTTGCAAGATTTGGTCTTACACCTGATGATATTATGAATTTTGTATTTAAGATTCAAAAGGATAAGTCATTACAAAAGAATAAAATGGCTTTGGGTCTTGCAACAAACAAATTACTTTTGGCTTACAAAAATAAACCAGGATTTTTAGAAGAGTTGGTGATGAAATCAACTCCATCACTTTTAAACATATTTCAAAATATTAATAGAATTGCTGCGGAAAGAGGATTTGCTCTTCCTGAGGAAATGGCAATTAACCAACAAAGTTATGTTAGAAAGCAAAAAGAAAGTGAAAACGTTAGTTTTGAGGATGGTATAATTATTCAATATGGTGGAGGTTCAATGTTTAAACCTGGTTCTTACGACCGATACACACCATTTAAAAATAATCCCGATGCCGATTTCTTAGTTATTGCTTGGCCAATGGGATTGGTTCAGGCATCATGTAATCCATTCAAAAAAGAAAGAGAACTTAAAGGTGTTAACTTAGGTGAGATTGCACAAGAAGTATTGGCGAAATGGGAAGGACAATTAAGAGATAAGATTATTCCTTTGTCCACAATTAAGTGGGTTTCAGAAAGTAGCAAACAATTTAGTCCTGAGTCAGTCGGATTCACCAATGCGGATTTGGAAGCCTTTTATGGCGATAAAGTTCGCTCAATCGAAGGTGGTGAACAATATATGGATAGATTAAAAGAGATTATGAACAAACCATATATGGAATTGTCTGATGAGGAGTGGGCAATATTAGATAAGTTAGGCGTACCAGCTTGGGAAATGATTCAAGCGAACTCTGGTGGTCACAAATGTATTACAAACATTTCAGCACTTAACTATTTTGGTAGAAGTAAAAGACCACCTGAAGGTCCTTATAAATATGATAAGGATAAGGGTGATGCTCCTTATGTTAAATTTGCAAAGATGATTCAAAATGAGTTTGTTAAAAAACTTAAAGAAAAAATCAACGAATCCAAAGGATTGAATGAGCAAGAAGAAGAAAAGATTGATGACCCAAAAACTGCGGATTTGGTTGATGACAATGTAACAGAATTTTTAAGGACACTTGAAGAGTTTGATGGTGATATTCGACAACAAGAAAGAGGGGGATATGAATTCCAAAAAACAGTAGAAACATTTCAAATTGGATTGGAGTTATTAGGTTATCACTTACCAAGATTTGGTGTGGATGGATTATTTGGACCTGAAACTGCAGGTCAACTTAGAAAATTCAAAGACGACCACGATATTGAATATAAAAAACAACAAAAAGGAATTTTTGATGAGGAAACGGCATTAAAAATGTATGAGTTGTTAAAAGATAAAAACCTAACATCAAAGGACATCGAAAAATATTTAGACCAAGTTATTGAGCTTGAAGATTATGAAGAAGAATTACGTTCTAAAGGTGTTGAAAGTTTAAGTGATGGTCAGTTTATGAAATACTTCTTTGACGAGATATTTGATAAGTTAGGTGTGACACCAACAGAAGAAAAAATGAAATTCTTTATGGCTTGGAGACAAGCAGAAAGCGGTACCGCAACTTATAACCCATTTAACACAACAAAAATGATGAGGGTGCCAGGTATTAGTAACTACAATAGTGTTGGAGTTAAAAATTATCCTGACATGAGTACAGGTATTATGGCGACAGTTAAGACTTTGAAGTTACCATACTATGAAGATTTAATGCAAATGTTAAATGATAATGGGATAACTGCCGAAGAATTGGCAAGTAGTAAAGATTTGGAAACTTGGGGTACAGGAGGATTGGTTAGTAAAATTATAAAAAGGGGTAATATAAACCCCAAACCAATTGCAAGAGTTTAATACATAGAAAAGGAGACACGGTCTCCTTTTTTTATACCATTATTTTCACAATATCCACCAGGTATTTCTAAAACAGAATCACCAAATCCTTTGTAAGAATCACACTCACCCATATTTTCACATGGTTGACAGTTATGGTGAATATCAGTAATCTCATTACCGTTAATCATAATAATATCCAAAGGTACAATACAGTTATACATCCAAAAAGACTGTTCACCTGGTGGTAAGAAGAATAACATACCATTAAAGGTGTCGTCAAAGTTTTTACCCATCATACCTTCTTGAATTGATTTTGGTGTGGTGCAAAGTTTGACTTTAAAAATATTGTTGTCTATTATTACTTTCATACAACATATAAATATATTAGAAACTTAATTATGAATAGATATGCAGGTATAATCGTTAGGTGTAACAACAAAGTTTTGTTATGTAAACGAAACTCAGATTCAACACTCCCTGGTCATTGGTCTTGTCCTGCGGGAAGTATAGAGGATGGTGAAGAACCAAAAGACGGGGCAATTAGAGAATTTATGGAAGAAACTGACCTTCCAGTTGTGGGGAACGTAGAATATGCAGCCATGATTAAAAGATATAACAGAGATGGTACCAAAGTTAAAGGTATGATGTATTGTTATCTAATGGATGTTGATGAAGAAATGTATCCTGACCTTGAAAATGCACCTGATGGTGATGAACATACTGAGTGTGGGTATTTTGGTAAAGATGAATTACCTGAACCGATGACAAAACAATTTAATAAACTACTTAATATAATTTTAAAATGAAAAATTTACTTTACAATGCTTTGGTAAAAAAGTATGAAGCCGAAAAAGCAGAGGCAATGGCAACTCTAAACATTTACTTCAACAGTTCTGTTGGTATTGGAGAACATCCCCAACATTTAGAAGAAATGGATAAATTTGTAGACCAATTAGCTTCGGCTGAAGACAAGTTAGAATCTTTGAAGATAAACTTCGATGCGGGTGGAAATCCACTAACTTAAATAAAAATTCACTTAGGTACTTGACAGAAAGAAATTTTTTTGTACCTTTGTATAACTTTTCAGAAAAAACGGTATATTTATATTTTACCCTACTGATAAAATCAGAAATTTTTTTTGGAAAGTGCTTGACGGATTGAAAACTTTGTTGTAGATTTGTCAAACAATTCAGTTGAAACACTGAAAACGTTCTTTGAAATACTCATAGTTAGTTATCTGTTTTTCATAAGTTTATGAAATTCTTAAAAAAGATTAACCCCTTTCTATTAAACAGATAACAACTATCGGCGGTTTAGCGTCGTCAGATAACCCCAGCGATGGGACTAAAGGGACTGAAACGGGATTAGTACACCGTGAACGTTCGCAGGATTTAGGTCTTGACAACTAAACAAAGTAACTACGGTTAGAACCTTGAGGGCAACTGCTAAGAGGGTCTAATCACTCTGAGTCCGTGGAATATCAGAGTTGAGGTGGAGACACCAACAGGAGAAGTTACAGGTGACGGTTCGACACACCCTGCAAGGTGTCGTAGGGCTGGGTACCAGTCTGACGGGTTACCGAGGGGATTGACGAAAGTCTTAACTCAACGTAGTCCTGAAATGGCCGTAAGTTTGCAGACTTACAGGATGGTGTGAAGCATTTTGTTCTCAAAAGGAACGGACCTTCTCCCGAAGCACATCGTCTTTTTTTCCACAGTTGCTAGTTTTAATTATAAACAATTAAAATGACAAGCACAAGTCTTCGGGCGTTGACAACGAAAGGTGTCTAACACTTCGGGTCGTGAGACTAACGAAGTCGTTGAACAGACCGCAAGTCTTTCAATGTCAATTGTGAAATACCTGGTGGGA